GCTTCGTTTGTAGCGTCAAGCATGTTGATGTAATCGGCGGCTTTTTGTGCCAATGCGCTAGCCTTAAAAATAGCCTTACTATCATCCTTCAAGGCCTTCAACCACGATTGAATGTAACCCGCATGGCGTAGTTCACCTTGAATTCCATAATCGGCACACAGGAATGCCGCCCCCATTTCAGCTACTAATTCCTCAAACGCATAAAGAGGGTTCCCGAATTTACCTTTGAGGTTACGATCTAACCTAGATTCGCTACCCGTCCAATGTGTCAATTCGTGAAATGCCGTGGCATAGTAGCTAGCCTCTGAATCAAATGCGCTCTTATGTGGCAACTGAATTCGATCTTGACTAGGCATATAAAAAGCCGCATCACTACCATGACTAATCATGGCGCCCGTTTTAACGATTCTTTGCTCGGCTAGTTCATTGGCCGTAAATTCGCCTTTCTCCGGCTCAACGTAGGTTATCTCTAACCCTTCAATTTGTGAAGCGTTAAACACCGTGTAGGCCTTTAAACAAGCATAATTTTCGATAGTGCCCGTTTGCTTGTTTTCTTTGCTTACGGGTGAATAAAACACTATGCGAGTACCTTTCTCGCCTTTCTTAACGTAAGCCCCTAAACTTTCCCATTGTTTATAGCTAGCCCATGCTGGGTTTGTAAACCCTTGCATCATGGATGACATACCTAAGATTAGGCGGTTTACGCCTTGGTAGGGCTTTTGACTGATGATGTTTTTATCGGCACTGCTATCGGTTTTCCAAGGTTTGACCCAAGGGATAGCCCCATTCTCAAGTTGTTTGATAATGGAATCGGTGACCTCTTGATAGATTGAATTTTGCATACTATGCTCCAGTAATGATGATTGTTTAAACGTTAGCGTTATGGTATTCACGCACGATAGAACCCACGTAATAAAGCATGGGGCTAACCCGCTCTAGTTGACGCATAGCGATATTTGCTATGTCTTCGTTTGTGTGGGTCAACTGAGCATTTAACTCTGCTTTACGCAAAGTTAGCATAACGTGTAATTCGTGTAGCTCTTCAAGTGTGAATTCAAGATTAAACATGGTAACTACCCTTCATTGTGAATAACTGTTTAAGTTGTTAGCCTAGTTTTTCTAGACTGTTTATATACATGCTAAAACCATGCCAGTTTTAGACCCTATATAAATCAACAACTTACGAAAAAGCATAGCACTAATATTGTGCATCTTTAACTACCCATGCACTATAACTAATCATATATCCCCATAATGATGCATGACTGTGGATAGTGTGGATAACTTAGACTTATCCACAATAGTAGAAAAGTTAAGACACACGTCTAAGACTAGTGTTATACAGTCTATATAGAATAAGTCTAAGTAATGTAACACAGTATAGGTGTGTGTATGTCTATATGTCTTAGGGTCTCTTGGTCTCAGTAGGAAACCCAGAGGGGTCTTCACCCACAGTTCACCGACATATGCAAGACTTTGCATAGGTTGCACAGTTAGACTTGGACACTTGGTCATCACACGCGAAGTCATCACCAGATCAACGCGAATGGTTCACCGAGTTGGGTTTGGATATGCTGTGGGGTGTGCCCCCAACACTCCCACCCCCATAAAAAAATTTACATTTTGGTAAGCAGTTGCCAAAAGTTTGACCTACGTGAGTAAGTGCTTGCGTAGGTCTTTTTTTTAATGGTAGTATCTGGTTATAAATAGAGAAGTAGAGGGCTATATGGAAGTTATAGAGTTAGAGCGTGGTATTGGGATGCCTACACCGAGGGTGGTGTATGCGTACCCTTATGAGGAGATGGATGTGGGGGATAGTTTTACTGTGCCTGTTGCTGCTCGTCAGAAGGTGTTGAATGCCAACTACAGGGCNTCTAAGAGGCTAGGTTGCGGGTATACGGCAAAGACGGAGGGTGAGGTCATCAGGGTCTGGAGAACTAGATGAGGCTGGATTCTGGGTACTGGGTTTGGCAAGCTGAGGGTTGTTTTGTTTGGGGAGAGAAATTTCCTGAAAGCAGGTGGGAGCAGTTTGGGTATTTTTATTTGTTTAAAGCCTTGGGGTATGACGGGGGGATGTAATGGTGGAGAACTGGTTATGGCTGGATGAAGATGAACTAAGAGCGGTGTGTATCGCCTTGGTGAACCAGCTACGCCAGTCTGAGATGAGGGCGGCTTGGATGGCTCAAAACATGGAGAGGGCAATAGATTATGGATACGGACATGGATACGCAGACGGAGCTTTACAACTCCCGTATGCGCCTCAAGAAAGAGATGCAGCGGGCGTTGTCCTGCATTAGTCCTAGCAGTAAGAAGAAGCTGGCGCGGGAGTGGGAAGACAAGTACAGCGCCTTGTTTTACCGGGAATTGCTCTCATGTGCAAAGAACAAGAAGGTGTGTGTAGAGATAGCGGACTGGAATCTGGAGAAGATGAAATGAAGGTTGCTGTTATCACTGCTTATTACAGGGAAGACCTGAAAACCCTAGCGCGGTGTCATAAGTCTGTGGTGGGTCAGACTTACAAAGAGGTGACGCACTTTATGGTGGCTGACGGACATGCCAGAGACTATGTGGATGAGTGGGGATGTGAACACATAAAGATGCCTAATTGCGCTGACGCAGGAGATACGCCGAGGGTTGTTGGTTATGCAGTGGCGGCAGCAAGAGGTTTTGATGCAGTTTGTTTTTTGGATTCTGATTGCTGGATAGAGCCTGAGCATGTAGCTACCCTTGTAGGCGTCATGAAGGAAAGTGATTGCCCGGTAGTGACCTGCCCACGTAACCTCTACCATCTGGATGGCAGCTTTATGGCGGTGGATACCGAGTCAGACGGCAGGGCGTTTAACGATACCAACTGCTACATGTTGCACAGAGATGCTTTTTATCTTTGTCCTGCTTATATTAACAAGCCACTCAACGCCAGTCTTATTGGGGACAGATACTTCTGGTTAGCTGTTTGCCAATCTGGGGTCAGGATAGCTAGGTCTTTAAAACCTACGGTTAACTACACCACCAGCTTTGCGTTTCACTACCAACAAAATAACCTTCCCATCCCTAACCATGCCAAAGTCATTGCTGATATGGGTGACGGACTTAAAACATACAACCACAAAGAGATACAACTATGAACGTAGAGATATACACCCTTGCTTGGCCTGATACAAACCCTGACATGATTAAGGCTCACAGCGATGTGTGTAAACATCTGGGTGTAGATGTGAACTACACCATCCAGCGCCTACCCCACGGTCTGTGGATGAATGAACTCCTGATAAACAGTAAGGCTGATGTTGTTGGCTTTCTGGACATTGACTGTGTGCCCACCAACAAACGTGTGGTGGAAGAGGCTATTCAATACTGTGTGGACAACAAGTCTTTTGTGGGCATAGCGCAGGCCAGCAACCACATCCCTCCCAAGTCACACATCTTTGCTGCCCCTGCTTTCTTCTTCATCTGGAAAGACACGTGGACAAAGTTGGGTAACCCTACCTTCTCAGAAGTACCTGAACTTGCTGACGTAGCAGAGAACGTGTCCTACGCTGCTGAGATGGCTGATATTCGCTACAAGACCCTCTACCCTGTCTTCTATACCAAAGAACCAGACGAAGGAGCTTGGCATCTTCATACCTACGGCAAATACGGTATTGGCACTTATTTTGAAGAAGGCGTGTACCACCTTTATGAAGCTCGGATGAACAACAACGTAGAGTTGTTCTTGGATGTTGCTAAAAACATAATGGCTGACGAACCATTCAGCACAAAATTCATGAAGTCTTGCCGATGAAGTTTGACCTCAAGAAGTTCTACAAGTTTTGTAGCGAACTCAAGATTGAGACAAAAGAGGAAGGCCTCAAGAAGATGGGTAATCTTCTGGGGACGCAAACCTACGTCATGGAAGAGATACAGAAAGGCTTAGATGAGGACGTCCACTTCTTTGTTATTCTCAAAGGTCGCCAGTTGGGTATTACCACTGTGTCACTTGCACTCGATCTATATTGGCAGTTCACACACCCCGGATGGCAGGGGACTCTTGTGTCTGATACAGAAGAGAACCGGGACATGTTCAGGTCTACGCTTGGCATGTATATCGAAGGACTCCCGAAAGAGTACAAGATACCCTTGGTGGCCCATAACCGTAACCAGATGGTGCTGAAGAACCGTAGTCGTATCTTCTACCAAATAGCAGGCAACAAGTCTCGATTAGGCCAAGGCAAGGCCATCACCTATCTACACGCTACGGAGACAGCTTCATGGGGCAACGAGGAGGGACTAGCTTCCCTGATTGCTTCTCTAGCAGAGAAGAACCCAGAGCGTCTTTACCTTTTTGAAAGTACAGCCCAAGGCTTCAACATGTTTCACGACATGTACAAGACCGCCAAGAGCGCACGTACACAGCGTGCTATCTTCTGTGGCTGGTGGCGTAACGAGTACTACACCGTTGACCCTGAGAGCAACATCTACAAGGTGTACTGGGACGGCAAACTCAGCGGTGAGGAAAAGGAATGGGTCAAAGACATTAAGAAAATGTACGGGGTTGAAATCAATTCCCGGCAAATGGCTTGGTGGCGGTGGAAGATGCACGAAGGCATCAAAGACGAAACACTGATGTATCAGGAGTTTCCACCCACTGAGGACTACGCCTTTGTGATGACAGGCTCCAGTTTCTTCTCCAACAGTAGGTGTACAGATGCCGCCAAGCTCGCCAAGAAAGAAAGTCCAGACCATTTCCGTTATGTGTTTGGACAACTCTTCCAAGACACAGAAGTTCTCCCGTCAACAGAGCGCCTTGGCACACTCAAGGTTTGGCAAGAGCCAATCGACACAGCGTATTACGTCATTGGTGCTGACCCGGCATACGGAAGCTCTGACTGGGCTGACCGATTCTGCATCCAAGTGTTTCGTTGTTATGCGGATGGTCTTGACCAAGTAGCAGAGTTCGCCACCAACGAGATGAACACTTACCAGTTCGCTTGGGTCATCGCCCACCTTGCTGGCGCTTACAAGAACTCCACCCTTAACCTTGAAGTCAACGGCCCCGGTCAAGCCGTCATCAACGAGATACGAAACTTGAAACGCCTTGCAGTCTCGGCAGGCGGGGCACTAGGCCACGGCCTCATGGATGTTCTTGGCAGCATGACCAACTACATCTGGCGCAGAAACGACACGCTAGGCGGCTTGTCCAACAGCATTGGCTACCTCACTACCTCCAACTC